ATGATAGAAGGAGTAAAATATACCAGAGCAATCACTTTGACGAACCCAACATCGTTGCCCATATCCGCATTAATGACCGTACAGACACACGGGGAAGGAAAGTATTGTTTGTTGAGGAATTTCAGAGCGATTGGGCGCAGAAAGGGAAGAAGGAGGGGTTTAAAGGTAAACCATCAGCAACAAACAAATCATACATTGATTACCGTGATGAACTTCATGCCAAATATGGTACTACTTCTGTTTATGAGTTAATGCAAAAGGCTACACCGCAAGAAAACGGAACGCTTGATGAATTATACCGTAAAGATGAAAACGAGCCATTAGGCGCAGTTCCCTCCATGCCTTTCCAGAAAACCGACCAATGGTTAAACCTTGCATTCCGGAGAATGATGCGTTACGCAACAGAGAACGGATATGATGCTATTGCATGGACTAATGGGGAGCAGCAGGCAGATAGGTATAATTTAGCGAAACAGGTATCTAAAATTAGTTCGTATAAAACATACGATGGTGGATATTATGTAAGGGTAAAAGATACCAACGGTAAATTAATGGATAATCTTCCAACATCTTATACTGAAAAGGAATTATCAGATACATTTGGCAAGGATATTTCTAAGAGCATTATTGATAATTCAGGAGGTAAAGACGAACAGAATCCATTTATAATTGAAGGTAATAACTTAAAAGTCGGTGGTAAAGGAATGATTGCCTTTTATGATTCCATCGTTCCCAACGCAGCCAACAAGTTAGGTAAAGCGTTTGGCGCAAAGGTTGAACCTATTGATATTTACGAAGGAGAAGGAATAGTAGGAGAGCCAACAGTAGCACAACTTGAAAAGGCTATTGAGTTTGCCAAAGCGGATAATGACCAAAACGCTGTAAGATTTTTGCAGGAACAGATTGATAAAATCAATAAAGGGGAAGAGTACTCATACGGACTATTTAACCCCAATGTTTCAGCAAGCCTATATTTTGATAAGGTACGTGAACCCGCAGTGTTCCATCAGCAGGGAATTACTATAACCCCTTCAATGAAAGAATCCGTTTTAAGCGGAGTTCCTTTATTTCATAAACAACAACAAACCAACAACGAAAAACCTACCCACGAAGAAGTAAAGGCGCACGTAGAAATGGTGATGAAGGAAATAAAATCACCTGCGCCAATATTCATATCAAAGGACAACTACGAAGCGTTACAGCAGTTTGAAGATAATGGAGCAAGCCAAAAAGCCATAAATACACTTATGGGGTATTTGATGGATGGTGATATGGATGCCTTTACCAATGAAGGTAATATCTATTTGCTTTCACACATGATGCCTACGCTAGACAACGTAAGACAATCGGTAATCCATGAAAACACGCATATATCAAACGCCAACTTCTACGGTAATTCCAGAAGCAGTATATTTTATGATCTTTACGACATAATTGGCGAAATGGAATTACGTAATGTTGTTCCTTCCGGATATTGGAATTACCCTGATATTGTTCAAGTTGATGAGTATATTGCTTATTCGGTTGAAAATATAGACAAATCGGGTAGTGTTCCGTCAGGACAAACAATAACATTGCAAGAAATATCAGATATTGTAGCAGGAATAACACAAAAACCCGCTAACTTTGTAGAACAGATTATTAATACTGCATACCATGAAACATTTAAATCACATTCGGGTGGAAGTACCGGAATTGGGATCAATATGGTTCAACCTCACAGACAAGCAAGTGGAGGAAATGAACAACCGGATAAAACAGGGGATTCCACCATACGAAGCGGTGAAGAAACTACCGAAGGAATAGTTGATGGAACAAACAGAAAGGTTTTATATAACAAGCCCATCGGGGATTCACATAGCAACCTATCTAACACAGGAGCAGATAGCGGAGAAGTCCAGGCTTCACAAGGAGAGGCCGGAAATGACGGCATGGGAGCTGTACTTAGCAGTGCGAAAGACAGACCAAGATTCGCAGGAGAACTCTTAAAAGGGAATCCGTTTAATGAGCCGATATTGAAAAGTGTTAAGGTGGAAGATACAAAGGGAGTGAAACACGCTTTCAGGTCAGGAGTTAAAAGAGGTGAAGTATGGTCCTCAAAAACTCGTGATTATGCGGAAGATTATAACGCACAGGAGAACTTTAAAGATGATGTTGTACCTCACGTTGTAAAATACAATAATGCGGTTACTGTAACGCTTTACGGTAATGATTTCACTGATTACACCAAACAGAAACCGTATATCGACAAGGCAAGGGCAAACGGTAACGATGTAATTATTTTCAAAGCTGATCCGGATAACGCTTGGGAAGGTGAGGAATTTTACGTTGAATTGAAACCTAACAAGCCCTTACCCGAAAAAGACTTCTATTCCAAATACTATCAGCACCAGATGGTACGGGAAACAGCAAAGGAAGATTTACAGTCTATCCTTACTGATGGTTTCCACGCTAAACATATCGAAGAATTTAACGCACCTATAAAACCATTCCAAAGTAAATTCGGGATGCGCCCAAATGTTGCACCTACCAAAACAGGAACCGAGCAGGGTGTAGAAAACAAATACCCGAATGTAAAAGGAACTACTGTTTTATTTGTTCCTAAAGAGTTTGTTGTTTCTGGTAAAAATGGTAACTTTATTAAACCAGGATGGAAACCACAACCTCATGAAATTGGTGTTGCTGAGTATGACGGTCAGCCTTCGTATGAGATTTATAAGAAAGGATTTGACAATAATCCAATCCTTAAACATTCCGATAATAATATTCCTCCTTCCGTAAATCCCGATGTAGATGCAGAAATGCAAGCCTCGCGAGGGCTGAATACCGAAACCTTTGCAGAGAAAACAGCCCGGTGGAAAGAAGAACTGAAAGCCCAGACAAGGCACTTTGAACATATCCGCGAGCAGGACTTCCCGGCAGTTTACAACAAATTACGAATATTCGAGGCGATACCTGATGCCGTCCGCATGGGTGCATTGGAATCAATGAAGGATATACTTGATCCTATTTCAAAAGACAAGACTTTATTTGCAGCCTTTGAACGTGCCATTATCCTTAATGACCTTAACGAAGATATTGCAAACGGTTTATTTGAGGGTAAAGAGCTTCCATGGGGCTATAACTCCGGGGCAGAGGTACAAACAGACGTTGACAATATCAATGCGTTTGTAAAGGCTAATCCGGATGTTAAAATAGCCATGAACCGGAGAAGCAATTTAATGATGGGTATCAGGTCACAACTTATCAAACAAGGATTGCTGGACCCGAAAGCAGAGAATCACAAAGCATATTTCCATCACCAGGTACTTGAATTTATGAATGATAGATTTAAGGGTGTAGGAGTAAGCAGCCAGGATGTACGAAATCACGGTAAAGGATGGCAGAGAAGCCGTACCGGATCTATGAAGTCCTACAATACCAATTACCTTGAATCAGAGTTTGAAGTACTCTCACAGTCGTTACAACAGATTGAGATTAAAGACATACTGCAGCAGATAGGCAAAGAGGCCAATATAGCCCCTACTTTAATGCAGGCAGCCGAAGCAACAGGCGAAGATTGGAGAGATTTAATACCCGAAGATTATACGACCTGGTATCCCAAAAAAGGAACTAAACCCTGGTTTGCTGCTTCCTTTGCTGAAAAGGCTATTGATGCAGCTATTCAGAATCCCGGTGATGCTGCCTTGCTTGAACGTATGGTAGCAGAAGTAAACAATCACTTATGGGTTATACCTCAGAATTTGGCTAACCAGTTGGACTCGATGAAAGCACCGGATAAGGAAATGCTGCTTGTAAGGGGTATGCGTACAGTCAATTCGGCATGGAAACAGTGGATTCTTATCAATCCGTTTAGGGTTATCAAATACAACCTGAATAACATGTCGGGTGACCTTGATATTGTTATGGCCTCCAACCCGGGTATATTAAAACCCGAATATGCACATACAGCAGCCAAAGAACTTGCAGCACACCTGAGGGGCGGTAAGATGTCTAAGGATATGAAAGAAGCTTTGTACCATGGGATTATCACATCAGGGCTTTCCATACAGGAGATACCTGATATAGGGGTACAGAGTGTATTTAAAACATTGGTTGACAGCGATGAAAATATTATCACAAGGGGATTACGTAAATACTGGAAAACATCACAGGATTATACACAGTTTCGTGAAAACATGCTGAGAGTAGCGGCATACAAGTATTTTAAAGACAAGATTGGTAAGGGCGAAGTGATGTACGGGGCTTCCAGTAAGAAATCTATAGATGCTATTGCGGACACTAACGAGAAAGCAGCAAAGATAGCCAGGGAGTTAATAGGTGATTATGGGAACCTTTCGCAAGGGGGCCAGTGGCTACGTTCTCATGTATATCCATTCTGGTCCTGGGTTGAAATTAACGCCCCGAGATACTATAAGTTATTGAAAAATACCAAAAACGAGGAAACTCAGGGCAATATAGGCGCAGCATTAGCAGGAAAGACCGCATTTAATATCGGTAAACTTGCCTTAAAGGCTACATTACTTATGATGCTTATCAATATGTGGAATAAAATTATGTTCCCGGATGAAGATGATGAACTCAGAAAGTATAACAATCAGCAGCTTAAACTTATTTTAGGCCGTGATGATGAAGGGACAATCAGAACATTGCGTATTTCGGGGGCTTTTGGTGATATGCTTTCATGGGTAGGGCTTGAAAATGCACCTTCAACCGTTCAGGATTTATCTTCCGGAAAAGTAACTCCCAAGAAGAAAGCCACTGAATCGGGTATTGACTTCGTAAATAAGCTCACTCAGGGAGCCATGCCGATAGAAAAAACGGCAGCAGAAGTATTGCTGGGTAAATCATTATATCCCGACATAACGAATCCTAAGCCCATCAGGGATAAGGCAGAACACGCTTTAAAAATGGTATCTATGGATAAAGTGTACCGTATGTTGACTAAAAAGCCATTAAAAGGAATTGGAGCCGAAACAACAGGGCTTATTTTGTACAATGTGGATCCGGGAGAAGCTGCTTATTTCGCTATCAGGCAAAATGCTTTTGACTTCAACAAAGAAAATGAGATAGAAAGTTTTTCGAGTGACCCGACAGACAAATCAAATGCTTTATACTACTACAAACAGTCTATAAAATACGGAGATTCAGACCTTGCAGCACACTGGATGAACGAATACAAGAGGTTAGGGGGTAACCGCAAAGGAATGCTGTCATCCATTGATAAGGGAGAACCCGGGAAATCGGTTAAAAAGGAACTTCGTACTAAATGGCTGAGATCACTCGATGCAGAAGAAAAGGAAGTTTTGAAGATGGCAAATAAATGGTATAACGAAACATACAAATAACATGATACTCGACACCGAAAAACTCAAAATACGCAGGGGCGTACTCCCTGGTAAAAAGACTACACCAAAACAAGGTGCGGGTACTGACCGTTTCTATGAAAAGAGGGCAGATAATAAACGGGTGCTTGATATAGCCATGAAATATTGGATGGACCTGGCAGATTGGAGGGCAAGGAACTACCGCAACTTTATGTACCTTAGAGGAAGACAATGGCATGAACTTGTCGCTTATACGGACAGGGACGGAAGGACGTTCCAGATGACCGAAGAAGATTACATTAAGACACAAGGAAAGATACCATTTAAACAAAACCTGATCCGGCCTATTGTTAAGAAGATCGTTTCGCAGTACAGAAGTAACCCGAGCAAGAGCATGGCGATAGCCAGAAGCAAGGAAAACTCTTCCAAGAGCGAAATGCTGACTACCATGCTGCAGGCTGAACTGGATGTTAACGAATCAAGTGAACTGGATGCACGTAACTTAGAGAATTACCTTATTAGCGGGGCCGCAATCGGTAAAGTAGGGTATAAATACATTGCTACTCTGAATAGGGAATCGTTATTTCTGGATAATATTTCACAGGACAGGATTTTCTTTAACTCAGGCATTAAAGATTCCAGACTGAAAGAAATTAATTTTATCGGAGATATTATTGATGCTACCAGGGATGATATTATTGCGGCATTCGCTATGAATAAAGACGATGAAGAAGCCATAAAACAATTATTCAATACTCAAAACTCCGCTTACCCGGGAACAGGACAAAGTCTATCAAAAGAAGATACCTCTGTTACCGACTTTATGATACCAAGAGATATGAATCTTTGCCGTATTTATGAATGCTGGGAGTATAAAGCAGAATGGAGGCTTTATGTGCATGATTATTATGACGGAACCCGGCAGGTGCTGAAAACCACAAAAGCGCAGATTGACGAAATAAACAGACAGCGAATAGTATATTACGCACAAAACGGAGTACCTGCAGACGAAGTCCCTTTGATGGTAGCTACTGAAAAGTATGAACAATTCTGGTACGTGAAGTATTTAACTCCAACAGGAGCGTGTTTATTTGAAGGTGAAACGCCATACCAACATGAGGAACATCCTTACGCCATGTCATTAGCTATTGTTAACGGAGAGGTATGGGGCGCGATAGAGGACATGATAGATCAGCAAAGGTTTATCAATAGATTGATTATAGCGCAGGAGTTTGCCAGGTCGGCAGCAGCAAAGGGCGTATTATTGGTACCTGAAGAAGCTATCCCTGATGATATGACCATTGAGGACTTTGCCGAGGAATGGACCAAGTATAACGGAGTTATAAAAATAAAACTGAAACAAGGCGCACAAGCCCCTACTCAAATTGTAGCCAAGGCGATAGACCCGGATAGTAATGCTTCCATACAGATGCAAATGGACTTTATGATGCGCACAAGCGGAGTAGGGGATGCCATACAAGGCATATCTGCCAAAGCTGGCGTATCGGGTACACTATACGCTCAGGAGGCACAGAACTCGGCTACAAACAATATTGATGTAACCGAATCGTATAATGCGTATAAAAAACGTAGGGATAAAAAGTCGTTAAGTATTATACGCCAATATTACGAGGACAGGATTATTACTATTGCCGGGAAAGCGTATAGTAACGAAGCACAGATGTATAAAGCATCGGAAGCCAAGGCCATGAAGGATATTGATATTAATATTGTTCAGGGAGCAGACAGCCCGGTATTCAGAAGCATGATTGACGATCAGTTATTCAAATGGGTTGATACCAATAAGATTGACATTGAAACGGCACTAGCACATTGCAGTATTCCGTTTGCAGATAATTTACTGGCAGATATTCAACGTAAGAGGAAAGAAGCGGAGGAGCAGATGGCGCAACAACAACAGTCGCAGATGCAGGCACAACCACCACAACAATCCCCTGTGCAGCAGTAAAAAGGAAGCCCGGTAGTGTTAGCCGGGCTTTTTTAATGCAAGAAATGTTTTAATTCAGCAAGATCGGTTTCATTTAGGGGCTGTCCTTTATTCATTCTTGCCTTAACAAGAAGTTCTTTAAATCCTTTTCCAGAACAATTATTCCAATGCTCACTAATTGAAACTATGCCTGTAGGTATAACAGATCCACAATGCTTACACTTTGTTGTAAAGTTAACCACTGGTTCAAAATCATCAAAACCCATAGCATTAAACTTTAATTAGTTACTCCCCTTGCGGTTTTATTAAACTCTTTGATATTTGTAGCAATTGTTTGCTATCAATTTCTATTGCCCCCAATCTTAACACTGCCCGTTCATTTCTTCCTCCCCAAACGTCATAATGAGGGTGTTTGGGATGATCCTGAAACCAATCCCTTTTCAATCCACATGTAATTGCAAATGAATGTAGTTCTTTTAAACTATCTGCAACTAAGTGAACGCCATCATAATAAACCATCTATGAATAATTTAACATTGTTTTTGGGAATATATTTATGAATAATTTAGGTGAGATTTGCAGTTATGGATTAAGTGTCTCAAAATAAAATACTCCTGAAAATGGTTTATCTATTGAAATATCCATTAATTCAGCCACACGAAACATATAGTCTTTTCTTTTCTGGGTAGATGGCGAGTTTGTTTTCTTCGGCAGCTTGGCTAATCTTTCGTGAAAATAAAGCAGGTATTTCCTCCACTGTTCAAGTGTTAATCCCCTTTTGTAATGATTTAAAATAGCCTCACAAGGAATAAGATTCGATAGGTCATTTGGATTACCCCCTGTTTATATTAAGCGAATATAAATATTTGGGAGTAATATGGTCTATCTGGTATGTTTCGAGTTCTTTCCCACTATACGCACATTTCCCATTAAACTTTTTGTAAATCAATTCTCTTTGTTTTGCATTCATATCAAATTTTATTAAGTCTTATTTCTACAACCCTGTAATTCGGATTACATCCCATTCCTTTCATGTACACTTCTGCAGCCCCGTAAGACTGAAATAAAGGAGGATATTCCAGCGTGGTATTATCTATGCAGATCATTATTGTATCGTTCAGGACGGTTCCTATGGTGTACAACGTACCCACCTTGATGTACAGGTGCTTTAGTATTTCGACAAGCGCACAAATGGTATTGATGCGCTGTTGCGTGAGTTGGATTTCGGTGAGTTCGTCCATTATTTAAGTTTTATGTATCTGCGATAACTAGACCCGTACCATAAAAACCAACCCTTCTCACTTATATCCATCCGGGGATGTAGAAATATCTCCACCAGGAACATAAAAAATGATATCGCGCAAGCAATCTGATACAGTTGGCCCATGGTTATTGAAATTGTTTTACAATGTCCTTAGTACTTATCATTTCGTAATCATAATGCCACGATGAAAGGCTGCCACAACTCAACAAATAGGTTATCTGATTATTTCCGCTTATCTGAATACAGGTTACAATGCGATCCAATTGTTCTGTATCGGTAAGAAGGAATACTACCTGTGATAATTCGTACTTGTTGTTTATGGTCATTTAAGCTGTTTTAGCAATTCATCAATGTTTCGTTCCGTTTCGGATAGTTTGTTGTACAGGTTTATCCATTGGTGATAACGGATGATTAGTTTACGGCGGTTATCCATGGTTATCGTGTTTGAAATACAGCATCTCGTGGCGGCCAAAACCCTTTTAACTTCGGATACTCCTTACGGACCATATTCCACTCACGCATGGTACCCAGCCAATACCTGCCTTTAGCAACCTCGATAACATATATTTTAAGGTTCTCAGCCTGGTTACGGAGTTTAGCCATTT